CATATCGACATTATTAGTGACGGCCTCGAAATCCTCATACTTCTCTTTCCCAGGCGCAATTTTCTCTTTGTAGCTATTCACAATACGTTGAGCTATTTCTGCGTCCGCTTTCTCTTGAGCTTCACGAACCCACTGATCGCGTTGGCGTGCCAACTCTTCGCTTGTCAATCGCTTAACATCATCTTCCGATAATGACTTAGAGCTTTGAGCTTGACTTGATTGCGGTGCTTGTTGCGCATATTGCGTTTGTTGTTGCCGTTTAAAGCTCTCAACCGCATCATGTTTGGCTCGCCCTACAATCTCATTTAACTCTGATTGCTTAAATAATCGCTCTTGTGCTTGCTGAGCGGTTTCTTGTACCTGAGCCTGATTAGTATCAGACACGTTATCCATAACACTATTATCCATAACAGTTCCTTCTAGCTATTTCCCCGCCACGGTAATTCCTCTGCGTATCGAACAGGTCTCGAGCTATTACGCCGCCACGCTAAATAAAATCATCCCCGCATTACGCACGGGTCTCGTGTGAAAGTTACAGTCCATTGCACCATTTGCGAAATTCACACCCTAAGGGTAGTCAAGTAAGGGATAGCCAACAATGAAGCGTATAGAGCGGTATGAATGAATATTAGGTTTGCTGAATTAATATTAGGTTTGCTGAATTAATATGACGTAAACAAGGTTAACTAATGAAATAAAATGAAATATGATGTTTATATAGACTTTTGAACTTAATTAAGGATAATTATGTTATTATTAGATGGCGTTCAATATTTAGTAGAAAAAGAGGTTTCTGCTCGGTATGGCCTATCCATTCATTGGTTTAGAAAAGCGCGTTATAATGGGAATAGCCCGAAATATCACACACTAAATGGGAAGGTTTATTATAAGGCAGAAAATGTGGATAAATGGTTCAAAGATAATTTGAAACCAGTTCATTGAAAATGTTGGGCTTAATCAAAAAGGAAGGAAAAATATTAAGCCCAACCAGGGAACAAATACTTTATAAAACAGAGTATCCAATTAAAATTGTACCATTTAAAGCAGTGGCAGCGGTATTGTTATAAATAGTTAATGTGGAAGTTCCACTACCCGCTGTAGCTTTTAAGGTTATATTTTCAGTGGTATTTGTACCGCCCATTATGGTTAACAATATTACAGATGTTGATGTAATTAATGTATTTGTCCAAGTAATGGCATAACTAGAGCCACCTGCCGTAGTAAGAGCCGAAGTTGTAATTACCCCTGCGTTTCCGCTGGCAGTGACAGCATTAGCGGCCTCGGTACCATTGGCCTTGGCAAGGGTGATTTGACCCGCACCAGTCATAACATTGGCTGCGTTATTAAGCATTACCGCACTGGACGCGATTCCGGCATCTTGTACTGTTCCTGCAACATCGGAAAAACTTGCCAAATGACCAACAGTTGGCGCGGCAGAAAGCATGACCACGTTTGTTTTTGCGGCATTAGAGGGCAGATATCCCGCGTCTTTAATTTGTCCAGTTGTGCCATTAAATACAGCAAAATCACCAGATACCACAGGCAATAAAACGTCCCCTGGATTTGACCACTCAACTAAGGTAATTACACCGCTATTACTAATACTTACAGTAAATATACCGAATGAACCGGATTTAGTCACATTATTGTAACTATAAAGCACTTGAAGCACATCTGTTGCAGAGATTGGATTGCTTTCTAGATTAACTGAATTAAGATACCCTGCGGTTGTAATAGTGGCAAGGCTATCACCAAAAACAGCAAACTTCTGGTTAGGGAATACGCCCACCATCGCAGGCTGTTGAATTGGAAGCTGATATATAGTAGGCATGATAGTCCTTATCCTATGCTTTTCTTGGGGTTAATACATCATTACGTTTCCAGTGCGATTCGCTGGGAATATTCATGCCCATCTTGCCATTATGACCTTTAACGTCAGACATCATTTTATCGCCTTTACGTTGTTTAACACGCTCTATACCTTGCTGATGATTGTCTTTAACCATTCGGTTGTCTATCATCCCTTCTTTGCATTTATATTCGCTCATTTTAATGTCCTTATTAAAGAGTCAATTATTGTATGTTTATTTTCTAAGTTTTTTCAATGTTTCTGCTAATCTTGCCCTTTTTCCTTCTTTTCCAGGTTTTTTAGCGGCTCTTTCTAGTTTCTTTTCAGGTATTTTTCTACCTTCTTTAACATGAAGCTCCTTTCTTAAAGCCCCTGGTTTTTTTATAGCACCGGCAATCCAATTTTTCTTTTCAGCCATTTTAAGCTCCTTATAATGCCCTGGCAACGTCTTGAGCAACCGCGTTTCCCGCTGCCGCAACCGCATCGTTTGCCAAAGTTCCAACCAGGTTAATTGCAGGACTTAAAGCCGCTGCCGCAGCAGGTGACTTGGCTTGTAAAAGAGATTCAATTTTTGAAATCAGCAATTGAGCTTCTTTCTCCACCTGGGCTACAATAACAGGCTCTTCTTGAACCAATAAACTTTCAAGAATAGTAAGTAAATGACTACCAATAAATGTCAAAAGCATTTGCATGACACGCTCCTTGTGATGAATTAACACTTATCTTTCATAGACTTTTTCATGTCTTTTTTAAGGTTCGATTTAGGTTTTACCGCTGGTACTGTGTCGCCTACAATTCGCGCTTTGGTTTCCTTTCTGCGAGTCTTGTTGGTGTCTTTGGCTACAGGTTTGACCGATTTTTCGACCGATTTAAAAGCCTTTTTAGTGACCTTTTCTTCTCGTCTATCATACGGGTCTTTATCTAAGCCTGAGGCTCGTGTTTTTCTGCGCTCTCTATACATTTCTCTATCCGCTCCAATCGTTCATGAATGCCCTCTAAGGCTTCGATCAAACACTGCGTAGACTGATTGTACTCAGCGGCCGCAGATTCCATTGACTCACATACCGCGTCTAATCTTTGTTCTAAATCACTCATTTCATGCAAGACTTCTTGACTATCTTTTTCACAAGCTTTTTATCCTGTGCCGCATCCATGTGCTTTGACATTTTCTTTTCGCGGGATTTAATGTCTTTTTTCTTCATTTTCATTTTTTCTTACTCCTTTTTTTGGGTATTTTAGCCCCAGATTTGCGAGCTTCATTGAGACTTGCAGCAATTGCTTGTTTTATTGGGTGGCCAGCTGCTTCCATTTCTGCAATATTTTCACCAATTACTTTTTTACTTTTTCCTTTTAAAAGAGGCATATTATTTATCCTTTTTAGCCCAAACAGTTTCGTACAATTGCCTGCGCTCAGCATGATTAGCGCCATCCATGTGTCTTCTTACTTGATTTTCTAATTGTGTATCATTAAGTTTATAAGTTTTTTTCAATTCTTTAAATGTGGCGGTGTGCAAATCATTCCAGGTTACTTTGCTCATTTTCCTCTTCCTCTAAGGTTTGTTGTAAAAATCCTATCATCTCTTTTATTTCATCTGAATTTAGAATTTTACCTGGAAACGGAATAGTTTCATTAAAACCCTCTTCAAGATGAAATGAAAAGTTATGGGTGCTATTAACAAAGCTAACACCCCATTTATTACAGGCAAATTCCTTGCCCATACTCACAATTAATTCCCTTGGTTTACGCATGGTGCCGCTTGCCCTCATGTTTTTCATTCAACTTATGATGAAACTCTAAAGCTTCTTTAACATGGCGATGGCGCATGTCATGGCCTTTAATCTTCAAATCCACCTGTTTTGCGAACCGCTCAGTTTGTGCTTTAACCAATTGGACGGTTGATGATTGCTCGCCAAGCTTGAGGCTTACTTCAAGCTTTTTCTCTTCTTGCTGGAGCTTTGCCATCTCAAGTTGCATTTTTTGCTGTGCTTGTTGATTTTGCATTTGCATTTTTTGCATATCGACTTGAGCTTTCATGGCAGCAGGATTTTGTTGTGCGGCCTGTTGTGCTGCTTGTTTCTCTTTCTGATATTCTTGCAACCACTCATCAGTTAACGCTTTAAGTTGTTCAACGCCCTTACCTTCAAGATTATCCAGAACGAAATTCAAGCCTTTTTCTGCAATAAGCTGCGCAAACAATGGCGACATACCCATTATCTCTTTGACCATCATAATAGTTTTGGATTTCTGAACTTGGAAGCTTGCGCCCGCTTTGAGGGTTACATTAAGTGAATTGGTGTCGAAATCCATCGGAAGCCCTTCTTCCTGATTGATTTTGACAAAGTGTCGCTTGCCATCATCATCAAGGATTGGAATGGTGCGTGGAGTAGTAAAGTATTTGGGCATTAAGTTCACATATATTTCAGCTACTCGTTGGAACCCTTGTAAGCAGCCCACAATATAAGGCATAGCAGTAGCATTTGACTGACTAGCAGCTTCAACGATGGCGATACCAGAAAGCTGGTTATTGTTAATCCCAAGGCTAGCATCGTAAGAGCCCAATACATTCTGAATGAGAGAATCAGCTCCTTTAAAAGCTTCGGCAATTTCTGGTGGTGCCGGAATACGGTTAACCTCGCGTATTGGATTACTAATTGGCATGTCAGGATTGGATTCATGAACAGAATTATAAACCAGCACAGACTCTTTTTGAGTATCTTTGTAAGCCTGTAAAAATTCTTCCTCTTTTGGAAGGGCTTCTTTAGCCACCATGAACTTATGCTGTACCGTATTTTCGATCTCATTTGCCAATGAAATACCCGCGTAATTCTTAAGGCGTTGCGCACCTTTAGCATGATAGACATAGGGTCTTGTTACCTGTCTGATGTTGCCGTTCTTTGGTGTCTTAATCATTAACGAATGGCCGTCAATAAATACCAATGGCAAATGAGAAAAGTCGGTCTCTTCGTACTCAAGCACCTGATTTTCGATTACTCGATAACGGCAAATAGTGTCAAGTAAGGTTTTCCTTGGTTTTCCAATGATAGTAGGTGGTACGGTAATGTCATTCCAAGTGTCCAGCATCTTACGATACTGCGGCATCGTCATTACTCGACCATCACGCACTTGAACGATAGTTTCTTCCTTGCGTTTTTTCTCATAGTAATCAGCAACGACAATAATTTGACTGTTGTCATTGAGATATGACCAATTAAATCCCGCGAAGTCTCGTCTAAAGCTTAGGTTTTTTAGCTCAATATCAGGATTTTCTTCAAGGAACTCTTCTTTATCTTTGGGGAACAACTGAAAGCAGAATTGGCCATCACCTTTATGTGAGAATCGTGCCAACTTATCAAATCCTGTAAGTGTTGGCTCTTGTCGCTCAATCTTAATGACCTGATTCATTGACATGGGGTGTTCGTAGTCGGTAAATACTTTGATGGTGCTAAATCCACCAGAAAGTAAGTCTTTATACACTTCATAACGAGTATGTTCGTTATTATCATCCATGAAGACATGCTTTAGGTGCTGCTCAACAACCTTAATGGTGATAGGGTCAGCTTTATCTTCATCAAACGCATTGACCTCAATATCAGGTTCCTGCTTTGAAAACTCACCCAGAAGTCTGCTAATATAGGCTTCGAGTACGTTGAACTCTAGTTGCGGTCGGCCAATAGTTTGAAGCAACGTGATTTCATCTTCTTTCAATGAAGAGTCGAAAACAAAGCGTCTGAACTCATTATAGCGGTCGTAATTATCTTTAAAATAATCGTGCGCATTGCGTACTTTTTTCTTAATACGCGCAAGATTATCTTGATAGCGTTTTGCTACGTCCTTCATTGCTGTAGCTCCTTGTAGAGAAATCCTTTCCCTGCTTGAATTTATTGTATCTTAATTATCTACTTTTCAAAATTATAAAATATTTTAAATACTCCATTATACTTTAACGTTATAAAATTATTATCTCGAATTAACTGTCTAAATTGTTTATATAATATCCATTCCCTTTTTTTCATTTCTGGTTTTTTTTCTAAACAATATAAAAAAAATTTCTTATATAAATCTCTTAAAGGATAATTCAATACGCTACTATCGGAAGGAATAAATCCCATCTCCTTCAAAAATAGCTTTATTTCATCACCGTAAATAAGCACTTTGCCTCAATCTATTCACCTTATTCTGTTGTCCAGTCATTGATTTTGCCATTTGGGCATAATCTACCGCATTTACCTGTGATGATATAATTGTTTTATCGATTAAAGCTATCCTTATCGCATCGGCTGCGGTATCTGCTATATCATCCCAGCGATGCGTTTCATTCGCCGTAATCTTGCTCATGTGGTCAATACAAAGTTTCACATGCTTACCAAACATGGGAAAGGAAACACGTCTTTCCGCAAGGTAAGGCTGAGCTTCCAAGAATCGTTTTGTTTTATTACCTTGCTCACGAGTCCTTGGAATATCCATCATTTTGACCGTTCTAATCTCATCCAATAAGCTTAGTAACGTACCACCTGTGGACTTTTTCTCAATAGCCACCATCTGCGGAGGCTTTGGATATCTCATACATTGCTGCCAAAAATCCAGGAACACAGGCCTTAAATCTTTAGGTTCAATGCGACATTCTAGCGTATCTATCCAGTGTAGCCCATATTGACCAGTTTTTACACCATAGGACTCAATCTCATAGATGCCCCAGAATGAAAATACTGTTGCGTCATTGTAACTCTTGGAAGTTTCTGCGGTGTCCGCTGTAATGAAACTGTACAATACATTGGGCTCTTCTTCCATCATTACGAACCATTCGGGTTTGAATAGCGCACCACCTGCGGGTATTGGGTCTTGCTGGTATTGAGAGGCGAACACATAAGGGTCGCGCTCTTGCTTAATTTGTAACGATGCTAGCGTATTAACCTCTGGGTACAAAGCATTTCCAGCATCATCAATACTCTTGAGAATAACAGTTGTCCACTTATAGCCATCCTTTCCAGCTAGCAAATAGGCCGCGAGGTCATCTTCATGCAATCGTTGTCCGATGAAGATAAAAGGGACGTTGATTCCGCGGGCACGCTGTTGAATTGTTTCTCTATAATTGTCGATAACAGATTGTCTAATTGTATCACTATGGACCTCGTCTGGCTTATGTGCGTCATCAATGATAACAGCCCCCGAGAATCGTTCAAGGCCGGGAAGTCCTGCATCTTGCCCTGTAATTGCTCCCCCAGAACCGAAAGCTGCAACAGCGCCGCCATTAGTGGTTTGGAAATACTCTCTAGCTTTTGAGTCATGTCTAATCCTCACGTCAAATAAGTAAACATAATGTGCTAATTGCATAATTCTTTTGATTGTTTCGGTGTGCTTAGCGGCTAATACTTTGGAATATGAAATATAGAGAAAGCGTGAGTCAGGCCATTTAGCCAAAGTCCACGCAACCCACATGGCGAGCAATGTTGACTTGCCCGAGCCTGGACTGATGTTTACAAGCAAGCGATGGTCTGGTATTTCAAGGCGTGATGCTTCGCTTAATGCGCGACAAATAGTAATGTGATGCGATTCACGACCAACGGGCTGCGAGACAATGAATTGCCTGCCCGTAAGCAAAGGATAGAAGAATTGCGTGAACTCTAATAAACTTGACCTTAATTGTGATGCGAGTTCGTCCTTGTCCTCACTTAGAATCATAGAGAGTCCATTCTCCTTAGTATATCAAGCATTCTTTGCTCTAAAAAATCCATTCTTAGGTTTAATTGCTTTTTCTCTTCTTGTAATTGAGCGGCATATTCATTAATTAATCTATTTAAATTGTTTTTTAATTCATTTATCCAAATTGTTTCATCTATTCTATTTTGGATTATGTGAGTTATTTGACATTTAGCAATCTCAGAAACTTTTTGAGAAAACTTAACACTTAATAAGTTCAAAACTGATTGATTAATATTTTCCATAAATTCTTTTTCAAGAATATCAAGTTGACTGATGTGATTTTTCATATTTCCCTTATTTCCCTCATTATGAAGAAAGCCTCTTGTCTGGTAAGTTTTCGTTTCTTTGGTTGGCAGCCAAAAGGACACTCTAAACCTTCCGCTGAGCCGTACAAACGGCATATTGCGGGTCTTACGCTATGGATTGTACATCTATTATCTTTTAAAGCACCACAACTTGGGATTTTTCCTGTGGTTTTAGCTAATTCCAAGTCTTTATTTGACACCCTAAATGGGTTACAACTCATCCGTTTTCTAGCTCTTTTAACCTCCAAGTCTTCCGCTGGCACAATAGAACAGCTGGGGTGACATAATCCCTTACAATCAATCTCAGGAATGCGCTTATATAATGCCTCAAGCTTTTCTATTGATTTCTTCTTCATTACTCACCTTCACCATAGCCCAATAATACCTTTTTTTGTGATGCCACGAATATGGTTAAACTGCCTCTTCCACATAAGGAATCAAAGCCCATCGGAAACAATGTTTCTCGCGTTCAATCACCAATTCCCAGCCGCATCTCTTTAACCAGGCGCGTAATGAGGGTTTCATGGTCTCGCTTTTATTGCTAACCTCTGTGATTACTGCCAATTCATGCGACAATAAACCACGTGGATTGTCGAGCAACGCTTGTACAATACGTCTTTGATGCTCGCTCACATTGCTCAATAAAATATCTAAGCTCATTTTAATATCCTTATTAAAATATGTAGTTCGGGGCTTTCACCCGACCCGATCCCTATTAATGCCGACCCTTGCATGCTGCGGATTCAGGATTTTAATATTTGAACCCAAATAACCTGAACTTTCTCTGGATTAGGCAGCAAATCCTCTCATCATTACCATGGCTGATGAGTTCTGGCTCTCCTTCTAGGAATCGAACCTAGGACATACAGATTAACAGTCTGCCGTTCTACCGCTGCACTAAAGGAGGATATTCTATTCTTTATCTAAGCCCATTCTCATGTGCTCGTCATGTAACAACGCTTGCTTCAACTCAATGCTGAGTGGGGTTAAATCACCCTCTCTCATGTGATAGGCTAGCGTACTGATATAAATATACGCAGGATATATTCTAGCGGGGTCACGGCTTTTAACGCCTTTCTCCATATCCTCAAAAAAACCTATTACTTTCTTAATCTCTTTCAGCAATCCCAGCCGCATTTTGGCTACTTCTTTCATACACCAAAATCATTAGGGTCATCAGCTCGGCTTAACTGCCAGTCATTCGGATTATGGACAGCCTTAAGTCTAGTCACTGGCTTTTCATCTTCACCGCAAAAATAGCCATAGCTCACATATTGAGCTTGAGAATAGGTTAATTGTTCTCTTTCCCTATCCGTCATGCGCCTACCGCAATCGTTTTTGCATTGTGGACTGGCGCAGAATGTTTTGTCTAGGTAACTCACATTGACACCTTACATACATGTTGCGCTAATCTATTAAGCATTACACCACAAGTCAAACAATGCGCTGCCATTCCTCGGTTAAATTGTTGTTGCGTTTTAGGGTCGTTCATTATTTTCTCTAACCATGAAGTATTGTCAGGATGACAAAAACATGCCGGATTGAATGGCGCATTGATTCGCTTACATCGCGGGCATTCTCAAGCCTGATTTGTCATAGCTCATCCTCTGGCAAATTCAATAACAACTTATCTTCTAAAAACCTATCTAAATCCAACATAGCTTGCTTATATCCTGTATTAAATCCACATGAAAAGCTTGCTGCGTCCGCATGAACCAGGGTCGGAAGCTTCTTTGCTATATCTGCAATCTTGGTATCTATCCAATCCTGGAGTGTCATAAAATCCCTTTTATTCAAGCGGTATCATAATTCTCATTGCAAATTCTGGAGCGTGCTTAGTGCAAGAATTTGCCAATCCTGTTGCCTTCGCTAATTCGCAATCACCGCATTTCTTCACGCACTTAGCATATTGAAAGCACGATTCATCGCCGCAATCAGGGCAACAAGGCCAGGACATTGTAGGATAATGATTGCAAATGTGAGACTTAATATAATTCAAGTCTTCTCTAATCATTTGTAACTGTAATTCAATTGGCAAATAAATCATCACAAAGCCTTATTTATCTCACCGATTTGCTACGCTGGCTCGGTGCTGGCCTCTAGTGATTCCTTACCGCTAGGTAAGAAACTCTCTTGTAATTTGTGGAACAACTCCATGTGACCTTCTTCGGTGAAGTTATTTATTCCGATACATTCAATTCTGTCTAAACCCCAGAGCAATATAATTACAATCTCATCTTTTGTAAGTTCAATCATTAGCTGTTCTCAAAGCAAATACATGCCACACCAAACCATTGGGCATATGAACAGTCTTAAGAAAGTACATGCCCTCAACATCCTCTATTTTGTGGCCTGTACCAAACACCTTGAACTTGTTTGTGAACAATGGCGCATGAATATCCACCAAAGCCCATATAAACAAGCCGTCACCTTGATGATTGACATCACAAATAGCGCAGTTGTCCGGCATTTCAATCTCTATTAACGCATCGGTTAATGGAATTTCGTATTTAAATACATGACCTATCATTTATCATCCTTAAAATTGGTGGAGCAAGTTGGAGTCGAACCAACACGGGCTAGCCGACCTCTGAGTTACAGTCAGGTGCTCTTCCTATTAAGCGTTTGCTCCGAGTGCGCGCATAGCGGTTACTCAACTTTTTCTACCATGGGTAGATAAGATACTTTTACCACCTGTTGTTATAACGTCTATCACTAAATAAAGACCTGAACACAAATGTAGCCACAGAGACCAAGAGCAGCAATAAGAACATGACTGATATGCCACCGAGTATATTGGTAAAGATGTTTGATGATTGGGCTACATATCCACCGTTATCCATCAGCATCCCTTGGCCTTGTGGTATTACTTCCGTTCCTGCTGCCCCAGCAACAACAGTTGTGTGATGATTGGCAAGAGAACCGCCTAAGTAACCACCAAGCATTCCACTGAAAAAACCACCACCAAAGCCGCCACCGCCCATACCCCAGCCGCCATGAGAATAGTGGTTGTTATGAATGGTTGTGTGACTTGGGGAGCTTGAATAGCTGCGTGAATAGGATGAACTGCGACTAGCATAAGTTCTTGGAGCTACATAAGCCCGAGTTGTGTTGGTTGACCTGGAGTAACCACTACGCCCTACAGAAGAATAGCTGCGCGATGAGTTAAAACTACGGCTTCCGCCACTGAAACCTGAGCGGCCACCGCCTGAATAACCAGCGAATAGGCTTGCGGTAAAGGCTAATAGAGTTAAGCCGATCAATAGTTTTTTTACCATTTAGATGACTCCAGTTCTTCCAATAGCTGACGACTTGCGGCTTCTAGGCTTGAGTTGTAAGCATAGAAATGCGCATCATCATCAGGCTCAGGATAGAACTTCACTGCCCACTCTTCACCCACTTCGTCTGGGTCAAAGCGAATCAATAATCTACATGCCTTCGTAGCACCTTTCATCATCAATCGTTTAAAACTTTCCATTCCTTTCTCTTCCTTATAGTTTGGTTGCCCATTTTACGCACTAGAGGGCTGCTAGCAATAAACGTGATGGAAGCACGCAGCGTCCTTGCTGGGAATGCCGTAACAAACCCGAGTACTCCTTCTACGTCATGGTAGATGAGCTACATGGTGTCTTTAGATATCAATTTGGAGTTGATAGCTACAGACATCAATTCTGTAATCTAATCCAGTCTTTGTATTTCCTGCGCTATTGGCTCATTAATGAGCAATTCAGTTACAATCAATTTCATGGCATATTTACCAGGCTTACGAATTAAATCACGCGCCTGAAAGCCTAGCTCAAACATGCCAATATCAAAGAACTTATCTTTAATTTCAAAGTTCTTCATATCAAAAGCAAAGTTAAATGAGCCTAATTCCTTTTTAATCATCGGTAATCCTTACCAAAACTTAATAACAAAATGAACGATTATATAAGCCATCGCAAATATGTAAGTAACAGAAACTATTGCCATCAATAAACCAAAGAACTTTTCTACAGTTCTATTGAACCAAAGTCCACCTCTATGCTTTAAAACTCTATAAAATGCTTCTTTGTTAATCTTCTTCTTATAATCTTCAAATGCTTTATCTGGATGGGGGTTCAGCATCAAAATTCCTTTTTATTTTTCTCATCAAGCTCATGCTTGCGTTTAACCACATCTTCATGAATGGGGTTATGATTCTCTTGAATGAGCGCATCACCGTAAATCTTAGGAGCCAGTTTTGCGGCTAACCATTTACGGGTATCGATTCTTACTCTTGAGCGTTGAATATGTTCACCATTCACGCGCCAGCTAATACATTCGTTGTTCTTGTCATAGTGTTCCATCCAATCATTCTGGCCATTATCAGCGATTTCAAGAATATCTTCGGTAAGAAATTCTATCTGTTCGCACTTGGCCTGTGCGTACAAGGAGCGAAACGCTGGGTAACGTCTACGCCATAAATTAATGTTCCGTTTGTCAGGCATATCATCATACATTTCACAAAGTGTATTTAAACCGCAATCATGAGTAGCAACACGCTCACAAATCAACTGAACCATTTCAGGCGTATATTTTGTTGGTCTCCCCGTTTTCAATTTATCTTTTGGGTCTTTTCTCTTAGTCATCCTTGACCTCAAACTTTGTCGTAAGCCTTGTCAAACATCTTAACAGCTTCGGCACGTGATATTGTAGGGTTAATAGCCATAATATCTTTTATAGCTTTCTGGTAGGAACTAGATTTACGGTCAATCTTAGGTTGTTCGGCTTTGATTGGCTTACCGTTTTCATCACATAAAGTGCAATTGGTCATCATCATCCCATTGCCTAAGTACTTACCTGTACCACCACATCTATGACACAACATAATAGCTATCCTTAGCTCATTTAATAAATCAAATCTTACCATACTATATTAGTAACAGAAAGTAATAATTATTATTATTGTAAAATGTATTTGACATATGTTATTTAATTTTACATAATGGCTTCGTTAACCAGAGATAATTTAATTTTAACCAGAGATAGGAGTTTTTTATGAATGAGCAAATCAATGAATTACGTGAGTTCACAAATTGGGTTCGCGTCAATGTCGGTAAATCTTCTAATATTGAAATAAGTATGTGGTGTCATACCTGTTCAGGTGATGAAAAAACGGAATATCGTTTTTGGGTTGAAGGCCTCATTCATAAAAAAAGTGAGAGTTTGGAAGAATTAGTGAAGATGATTCCTAAGTTTAAACAGTACTGTGAACTAAACATGGAAGTTGCAGCATGAGTTATCGAGGAATGATGGATGGTTGGCATGGTGATGAGAATGAATGTCATGGCCATTGCGGACTATGTGATGATTGTGAGCGTGCTTCGGATGAACGCGCAGACTATGAATATGACTTGTGGAGTGATGAGGAAGCAGCATAATGAGCAGAGAAAAATATAGTTGTTATGAGTACATCATTGAGTATGACATTGATTTCGGTTGGTATTATATTATTTATGGCACAGGATGTCCGCCATATGACAATGGGGAAATTGAATCAGAGGATTTCTTTGATGCGGAACAAGAGGCGCGCTTTGCGGTAATAGGTCATATCGACTTATTAGAAAATGGAGAGAGATAAATGGACTTACTACACAAGGTAATTGAATTGGCTTGGTCGATTCTTGATAAGAACAGAGAATGCGCGATTAACATTGCTACAATTGACAACAAATTAACGGTCAATATTTTACGAGGCCGTAGGCGCAAGACTTATTGTGACGCTGATGCCAATATCGTCATGATGAAAATGCGCCAACACGTTGCTTAATCTCATACCTCTTAGGCTTCATGCTTGAGAGGTATTGTTTTTCCATGAGCATAATCAGGCATTCCGTTATCCATCCAAACTTTGATATGAACTTCCAACAATTTAACAGGTAAATTTCCTTCACGCATATCTTGCTTGTCATCTTCGCTCATCAATCTTGTGGTAATTAACCGAGGCTCAACACCTAATCTCTTGCCGAGCCTAATAATTATATCTTTACATTCACGGTCAGTTAATTTTCTAGGCATGAAAATGGCACAATCCTGTGTGGTTTTTGATTCTCATCGCTCAAATACTGAAAAGATGGTGCGTGATACCAGAATGAGAGTTTCCCTTCCCAATCGCCATCACGTTGTTTATCACAGCACCATAAGCAATCCGGCATCAATAACTTTTCTTGCTCTTTATCGGTTATGGGGTCATTGCGTGCTATTTTTTGCTGTACTGCTTCCTTTCCCTTATTTCGCCATACCGTAAAACAATTATCTCCTAAGTCTGTAATACATCCACTCCCTTTTATATCAAGTTTCCCAGGCATGCCCGACTCATCAGAGCCTTTTCTAGGGTGTACCACTAAGTGGACGTGACAATTATAATCATTCTTGAAGTCGCATAAGGCGTTCATCAAAATCTTTTGCCCTTTGTAATCGTCATCAGCCATATCAAGCTTGGCAAATGAATCAATAACAAACGTATCAATCCCATACCGTTGACGGGCATAGATAAACACTTCAATCAACCTCTGTGCCTTCGCTGTTCCTGTTAGGTCAAATATCCAAAGCTTGTCGTAATACCACTGATTTACTTCTTTGACGTAATCCGGGCTTGGTAATGCCATACCTGTAGCTTGCTTGCTTAATCGAGTCAATAACAAACTTGGCTTTAACTCAAGACTGGCAATACATACGCGAGCACCTTGTTTCATTAATCCCAGCATCAAATGCCCTAGAAACTGAGTTTTGCCATGTCCATTAATTCCAGTCCATACGGATAATTCACTAGGTCTAAAGCGGATTTTGTTATTTGATTTATCCCATGCTGATTCATAGCCAGGTTGTTTGCCATCAGGCGGGTACAATCTATCCAGCACATCTTGCAGATATTCGCTAGCACGTCTTAACTCATGAGGGTCAATGCTTTTGGCTTCTTTGATACATTGCTTTATGTCGTCGGAGTCATAACCATTTTGCAAGCAATCATTAGCGTCTTTCATGGGTAAAGTGACAATACGACACCGAACATTACCGAGCCTTTCAATAATGCTGTCACGTGCTTGGTGTCCTGCTTCGTCATCATCCATACAAATATTAATCACATCAAATACAGCAAGCCTATCAAAATCATTTTCTACCCATTCATTTTTGCTACCACTACCCGCACCAAAAGGAACCGACAAAGCAGCAATCCCATATTGATACAAAGTCATGGCATCCATTTCGCCTTCACAAATCGTTATCTCACGAGCATTTTTAGGCACATTCTGCCAGCCAAACAAACACGGCTCGCAATTTGATTCGGTGCGAATTTGTTTCTTTCCATTGGGTCGTTCAAGCTTTAAGTACTTTAAGTTCACAATCTTGCTATCACGCACGAACGGGAACACAATCTCATTGCCTTCATCGCCAATCTGATACGCCTTCAATGTTTCCATGGTTAAGCAACGTTCATTCGTGAGGTAATCCAATACCTTTGAGGTTTGCTTAGGAATATCAACCTTCTGTACTTTTGGCAATGTATAATTTGTCTTACGTTGTGGCTCAAACTTCACATCTTTAAGCCCTAAATAAGCCTTCACGCCCTTCATTGCCTCAAGTAATGTGATGCCTTCTTTATGCGCCCATAAATCCAATAAATCACCACTTTGGCCAGTAGCAAAATCACACCACACCCCAGCTTTGGTGCCTTTGATGTTTATTTTTAATGAGCGTCCAGCCTCTCCTTGAAGATTGCCAACACACCATTCATTCCCTGATTTTTTCCCATGGGGAAATAGAAAGCGTGCGAAGTCATCGGCTCGTTGTGCCAATCGTTCTGATAGTTCTTTAGCTAATATCATGTTTTATTCCCAGGTTATGTCATTGCCATAATAGTCTTTGATTCCCGTTCCCTGAGATATGCTACCAGTATTTCCTTTACTGGAAGTTTGAAAATATTTCATTTCTAGAGATTGCCACCCATTTGCCACCATTGTTTCAAAGGCATCATGGGGTGAAATACCTAAAGTGTGTTTAATTTCGATTAACACTTTGTTAATTCTTCCCCATGCGGTCTGGGTGACTTTGTTTTTCTTAGCCTTACGAACCTCAAGCCAGTCATTAAGCATCAGTTCAGGTATTTCATGTGGATTATTAGCAATTAATGCCTTGATATCAAAATTGGATGGGTTGATTTTTACTGGTTTTAAGGATGGCATTTCTTTTCCTTCCTCAGCTTCGTTAGAAGCGTCTTCTTTATTATCTGGTTTTTCATCTGTGTTTATATCTGGTATAGGTCTCGGATTTTTCAGAAAAGCCTCTCGGAATTTTTCGAGCAGCATCTCGGAATTTTCCGAGATGGCAGGAGGTAATAACCTCATATCGGTTTTTTCCGAGATGGTTTCCCACAAGGATTCGATAAAATTATCCTGCTGGATTTCTGGGAATAATTGATAAGCTTTTGCTGTTAATGCGTACCATCGGGTTCTGTCATATTTATGGCTGTTATAATTTCCTGATACGAGCAATCCGAGTTTCATTACTTTCTTAAGAAGATGTTCTATTTGATGTCTTGTCCAATAAGGGAATATTTCACAAAAAGCAGGAATGCTATTAAATGTCCAACATAAGCCATCATAAATATGACGTTTATTTGCAAGATTTACCAATGTCCAGAATTTAAAATTGTTTAGAAGTATCGCAATATCTACATCATATTCTTTCGCAACGTTTGTATTGAATGCGTGTTCCATAGTATAATCGCTCCGTTACTCAGATTTTTATGGACGTAAAAAAACCTGATAACCGTAAGTAAGCCAAAGCCTTACGAGTTTTATTGTTATTAGTTCAGTTTGAATAGCGACTTGGCGGTGGATATTCAAACCTTATTATTTGTCGAAGCTGTAAAGGCAGGAAGCCTTTAAAACTTCCTAACCATCATATCTGTAAAATTATGATATTCATATCTGATACTACAAATTTTCATCTGATTTGTTTATAAAATAATCAATAGATTCAATAATTTGTGCAGTTAGTTGCTCCATTAGCTCTTGAGTCAGAGTTTTGTTCATATGGCAAGAAATATTTGAACGCAATAAAGTCGTCAAACTTTCGGTATTTAGTGATATTTTTACTGCTTCCCTTTGTGGTAGATAAACTTCATTGTCGGTTCCAGTGATGCTTGCCATAATTACCTCTTAATTAATGTTGGGTTTTAGTGTCAACCCTACATGCTTCCATAGCACGCCATAAATTCAATGTCATACCCTTAATCTCATCCAGGCTATCATTAACCATTTCTAAACGCCTACTCACATCACTAATAGCTATTGAATTAAAGAGTAGATTAACAAGGATATTGGTTATAACCATTGATATGAGTATTCTCGGATGAACACCAGCAAGCCCAATCGTGTCATTACTTAAAGCCTCAGCTAAACGGTCTTTAACTAGAAACACAATATCTGATAAGGCTTTCTGAGGTTCAATTTCAGGCTCATCTTCCCCAACTACATAGTGGGATGTTGTATAGTCTTTATCCATAATTAATCCTTTTCACTCATGTTGTTAGCTCCTTCTAGGTGTAAGATATATTCACATAACTTTTCTACTTCCCGTATAGAACGCCACAGATTTGAATCTCTGTTGACTCTGTACTGTTGTAACACATGTGGCTCGTGCCAGAAACCACATTTAATTTCGTGCCGCCACGTGTAACGCTCATCCGTGAGCCCTGTATAAGGGGTATATAATCCATTAGTCAATTGCAAGCCCCATTCCTATGCCCATCGCTAAAGCTTACCAAATATTAGATTTAATCCGAAAATGATAAAGAATGGTAAAATAAATAATAAGAAAACCTGTAAACTTCCAGTATCGCCTACTCGCAATCAAAAAGTCTATCCAGAGAGCTTTCCATCCTCTTTTTATCACTTGGTGCGGCCATGCGCTTTGAGCTTGATTAAAAAATTTAACATGATCGTTAGCTTGTTTTTTCTTCCTAAAATCTACCCCACAAATACATAAATATTTGCTCATTATTTCCCCCAAATTTGTACGGCTGCCATTGCGATAATGGCCACACAAACCATTAGCGCGAACCACTTAGAATCATCACCCATTTAGTCCCCGCAAATCATGGTTTTTAATTTCTCTTTTGCTATGCCCAATCTATGCTGATTTGGCTTTTCATCTACCCATATTTTGTCCTTCCATTCCACATACCATTCACCAATCATATAGCAAATATGGTCTATTTGTTGGGATGTAAATGATTGCTCTATAGCCTGTCTGTGTTCATATTGCTCTTTAATTCCTGGGCAAGTTGCTTCCATTGTTTCTAATGCTTCATTCCAATCATTAAGTAGATGTTGTATTGGCTCGACATCTCCTTTGCAATCCGCTGTTACTTGCTTGACCATTTTTTTTGTGGCTCTATACCATTCCGCAATGACATCACTCATCGTCTTTAAACTCCTGAACCTCTGTTAAAAATTGCCCGTTAATGTAAGCATCAATTAGCATTAATCCATATGCTGCGCGCTTGGGTAAATCCATTCCCAATTTGGACGTGTTTTTTCAGTTGTTGCAAAAAATGCAACGACTTGTTAGCACACCCAACCGCTTTATATTTTTGGAATTTATCTAGCATCTACATCCTTTATAATTCGTTTTAATATGTCTCGGCATTGTTTCACGGCCATTAAATAACCTTGACCAAATTGACCATGCTTTTCAATATCCTCTTCAATTGTCATGACGCACGCATCACATTCGATTTGTGTGAGTTGAAAAAATAAACATAGAATGTCTTCTTTTTGAAGCGTACCATTCATTTCAAATAGCCCTTCTCAAACATGTTAGCTAAAGCTGGTGGTGATTCGCCACTGCTTATTGCCTCAATCCAGTCTTTCATTTTCAAGGCATCTTCTAAATTAGTTAAGCGACCGCTTAATTTACTAATCCACCACGCCAAAAACATACTGTTGAGGGAAAGCAACATAATTGGGAAAGATTGCCAGAATGTCATGCTGCCACCTGTATCAACTGATCGATAACTGACTCACATTCTTGTCGAACATAATCATAAACTTTGACTGTTTGACCTTCATACCCATGATTCATAGCTCTAAAAAATGATTCTTTTTCTTTATTTTCTTCGGTTCCAAAATAGCGTTCATGCGCATCAACATCGCACATATCGCCATGATGACCACAATCAAATCCAATCCACATATCGGTACATGGAATAGGCAATAAATCTTTTAGACCATGGTCTGGCGACATAAAAGTGAGACCTCCGTGTACATCAATATTCAGGCTGTCATAATCCCAATGCTTGTATTTCCTGCCGCCCATAAAGCTGCGTTCTTCTTCCGGTGTCTGGCTGTATTTGTGTTCAGGTGGCAAAGCAACATAACCGCAGCGATGGCCGTTTGTATTTAATACAATAAGATATTCATAGCCTTTATATGTACCACCTCCTTCAATAATATACTCGTCATGGATAGGTAATATTTCATTATCGCCTTTCATTTCCAATAATTTAGTAATACAACTCATTTCCCTTTTCTCCTTTTAATAAAAATATTTTCAATCAAGATGCTTAAGTGCGGAATTTTCTTCAATCATCTTTGCTCGCCTTTAATTTTCCATTAGTAATAACCTGTAGCTCACACTGCTTGGGGTAAGGTATTTTATCTTCCTTCTTCCATAGCGATACATATTGCCTACTTGTATCAAGAACCTTAGCAATCTTAGACATGTTATAATCGTAATAAATCATTACTTCACTAAATTTCATAAAAAACCTCTATAACAAACGTAATTAGTATTGACAAATGATATTCTATTTGTCATATTGTGTCAATGCCAATGATTGGCGACTAAGGAAGGAATTATGAACAAGGAACTTGTTTATTTAACCAGAGATAATAAATTTAACCATAGAGAGCAATTATTATGATTACAGAACAACAACGCGAAGAACGTAAACTGGGTATTGGTGGTAGTGATATGCCAATAATCTTGGGTCTATCCAATTACAAAACCCCATATCAATTATACCTTGAGAAGATTGGTGAAGTCGAAAATGATGGCGAAATGACTCCGTTTCAATATTGGGGTCATCAACTTGAAGGTGTTATCCGTGATGAATTCGCAAAACAAAATAATGTAGTCATTGAAACGCCCGATTCATTGGTTCACCCTTTCCACGATTTTTTACGCGGTAATGTTGATGGTTTCATTCCTGAATGGAATGCCGTACTTGAAGTTAAATGCTCCGCCGGTTTCATGGCTCATGAATGGGGTGAAGATGGCTCTGATATTATCCCTATGCAATATTTGGTTCAAGTTGCGCATTATTGCGCGGTAATGAACGCAGATTGTGCCTACATTGCTGTATTGATTGGCGGCAACGATTACCGCGAGTTCAAATACACTCGTGATTTTGACCTAGAATCTAAGATTATTGATGCTGCTAAAAAGTTCTGGGAATGTGTTCAAACAAGAACACCACCTGAGCCAGTTAATCAAATTGATTTACGTTTGATGTACCCAAAACATGACCCTGAAAAGACCATAACAATTGAGCCGGACGTAGCCGAACAATTAACAACTTTGGTCGATACACGCTTTAAGATAAAGGCTTTAAGTGAGGTCGAGGAAAAGTACAAATTTAACATCATGCAATTTATGAAAGATGCGGAATGTCTCACAGACCAAACAGGACGACCCATAGTATCATGGAAAGCTAACAAACGCGGTACACGCACTTTTCTAATGAAGGGGCTCCAATGATTAACTATCACTTAAAACCATGGGAAATACACGAAATTTGGCACGTTGATGTTTATGCCAATAGCGACTTTGTAACAACACTTGGTGAAATGGCTTCCGAAAAGGAAGCTGTTAAAGTAGGTCAAGCATTTATTGATGGTATTAAATTTGCAAGAGGTGAATCATGAGCACGGCATTAGCAGCGGTTAAAAATAGTCTTCCTTCTATGTGGGAAGACAATGCAAAATTACAAGAAATCAGAAAACTATTCGCTCCTAAATTAACGGATATGGAGTTTCAATTTTTCGTTGGTATGGGTAAAGCAACCAATCTCAACCCATTCTTGCGTGAGATATGGGCTGTTAAATACAGTGATAAAGAGGCTGCTCAAATCTTTATTGGCCGTGATGGTTATCGGAAATCTGCCCAATCTCACAGAGATTATGACTATCACCAATGTGATGCGGTCTATGAGAATGATGAATTTGAAATGAATGATGGCCTCATTAAGCATAAATACAATTTGAAGAGCCGCGGTGAATTGCTTGGGGCTTATTGTATTGCTAAACGCAAGAACTCGGAACGTCCTTCTTATGTGTTTGCTGAGCTCAGAGAGTACTCAACGGGTAAAAGTCTCTGGCGTGAACCTGGTCTTTACAAAAACGATAAAGGCTATATGAGTCAGGGTGGTAAACCAGCAACCATGATTAAAAAGGTCGCTGAGAGCCAATGCTTGCGCGCTGGGTTCCAGGAATTGTTCGCAGGTAGTTATGGCGAGGAAGAAATGGAAAGTGTGCGCCATGAAGAAAATAGACCCCTTGTGCTTCATGGAAATACCCAGACTGAGAAACTTAAGAATATTCTGGATGAAAATGTTATTGATGGTGAAACAGGTGAGGTGATTGAATCGCCTAAAAAATCGCGTGACATGGGAAGCGATCAGATTCCAATTAGCCAGGAACAAATGGATGAGATTAACGATTTAATGATGTTGAAAGAGTTCAGTCAAGAACGAATCAAGAAAGCTTTGGCCTATCATAAAGTTGAAGTCCTTGAACAATTAACCGATGCGCAAGCTCGAATATTTTTATTACAACTGGAGAAAGCTTGATGATTAACGAAGCAATCCTCGTGGGTCACGTAGGAAATAAGGACACTAAAACATTAAAGAATGGCGGTGAAATCACCGTCATTTCTCTTGCTACATCCACGAAATACAAGGATTCTAGCGGTGAAAAGCAGGTGCGTACTACCTGGCACAATATCAATTGCTTTAGCAAGCTTGCTGAGATTGCAGCCAAATACGTTCATGTAGGCGATCAGATTTATGTGCGTGGTGAGATTAATAACAAGAAGGTTGAAACGGGTGAACGTGCTGGCCAATACATCTATTCGGTGACTGCGCAAGATATAAAATTCATGCAAAGTGCTAAGAAAAAAGATAGCGAATCAAAACCGAGTCAAGAAAAAAAGAGAGCCACATACAATGACTTTGAAGATAGTGAGATACCATTTTGAAGAGGCGAACTTTTAGACAAATTGGTTGTGATGTAGACCAAGTAATTCGGGATGTGTGGACGTATCATGATATTACCTGAAAGCGTACTTGGTATTTTTTCAAGGAGCTAATCAAGGTACTTGTGAAAAATCCTAGGAAAGATATTCAGTAATTTCTACGATAATCTTGCCATCACGAGAAGAGTTTCTTTTGATGGCAAGTGAATCAATTTGGCTATCATCTTCATACACACCAACATATTGCAATGAGTCCAAAAGGCTTTTTAAGATGTTATCAAGGTCTCTTCGTCTTTTGTCTGGTGGAAACGCATCAATGACAACGGATAATCGCTGTGTGGGCTTAAATAATCCCTTATAAGCATGACATCGATAAAAGAGCTCATTTCGATATGCTTTCCCCTTAGCACTCACAAAATACGTGTTTCCTTGCCTTCGCCAATAATGATTAACGCTTGGTGGCCACGGTAGTTCTATGACCATGAAGCTCGCACCAACCACCCTTTTAAGAACTTATTAAGGATTGGCTTCTCTTCAACAAGGTGCTCATAGAACCATTTAGCCTCATTGATTATTTCATCCATCAAATCCGGTTCACGACCATGTAAACATACTTCGTTAATAGCTGCTAAGGTATGACCACCAAGAACCCCATCAACAACAAGATTACTATAACCGCAATAGCCCAAAGCACGTTGAACTAACTCGTGCGCTTCGTGAGCACCCATGTTGACTGCCATATCAAATATTTTTGTGGCAATTGGCAAGGAATTAATGGCGTCATAATGAAATTTATCCCAATAAACAATTTTATAAAAATACTCAGCTTCAATTCGAGTAAGGTCTTTAACATCAGTAGGAAACGAAGTAAAGTCCTTCATGTGCTCTTTTAATTCGGCTTGCGTAATACCAAAATTAGTTTCACCGCCTGGGTCATCAGGGTCATTGGAATAGCCTCCTTCATGCTCTAAAACTATATTAACCGCATGATCGAAACGACCTTGCGGTGTTAATATATCAGATGTCATCGCATTCCTTTGCTTATAAATTATTATCCACCTGGAGTTATTGCAACGACCGGCCATACGATTGGAGCAATTCCTGCTATAAATTGCTGCGCGGTTGGAACAGTCATGGTACCTGCATTAACCTGAGTTATTATATTAATAGCATAGGAATAAATAGAATCACGCCAAGCTATAAATGTTTTAGCTTCGTTGGCATATTGCTGATTCGTTGAATTGTAATAACTGATACAGGACATAGCATCATAATACTGCAAATTATTCCCTTGTGATTGTGCGGTTCTATCCAATAATGGAAGAATTAAATCCGTTAATTGAGCTAAAGCTTGTTCATTATTATATTGCGTTTGATATTGGGGAAATAAAGCAACCAATGAAGCTACTGTAGGTTGTTGAACCCCTGAAATATTCCAGGATTCTATATTGATTCCCCCTGGAACTGTGTTGTCATAAACAAACGAAACATTTCCTGCTACAAATTGACCTGGGTATTGAAAATTAATTATATCTACTATTGAAATAGGCATTAAACTCACTCCTTAAACGAATTCCCACACAACGATTAATCCAGCACTTCCAGCTCCTCCGGCAGCACTTGCTGTAGTAGAATATGCACCGCCTCCTCCTGAACCGTAATTTCCTGCGGCAACACCTGCACCGACTGCATTAGTAATGCTTCCCCCTCCGTAATGGGAACTTCCACCAAAACTTGGGATTACTGCACCTAATGTGGTTGCACCATAACTTCCTGGAGCGCCTTGAGCATTGAAGTTTCCGTTGGAACCTACGCCACCAGTCCCACCTATGGATTGGGAAGAAGAATTGGATGCAATTGCTGCCATTCCATTTCCCCCAGACCCTCCTGTGGCTTGTAAAGAAGAGGCACTAAATGTGGTGGTACCACCCGTTCCACCACCACCACCACCAGATGTTCCAGCACTTCCTGCGGCACCCACAGTATATGTATAAGTGGATGATGCAGAAGCCACATAGAGCCTAGCGTATCCTCCTGAAGCTCCTCCTGCTCCGGCGGAAGCTGTTAGTGACCCTCCTGTAGCGCCACCACCACCACCACCACCACCAATCACTTCAACTAATATTGATGTAACATTAGATGGTTTAGTATAAGTCTGAGCAGTTCCGGTAGTAAATATTTGGAAACTATGTAATCCACCGGCGCCGGCAATATAAGGATTGGTTAAGGTTAATGCGGCAAAAGTTGGGCTGCTTCCCGTTCCAATTGATTGAGGCGTACTTAATGTCACCGCGCCTGTCGATGAGGAGGCAATCACCTGATTGGCGGTTCCAGTTATAGAGGCTACTCCTACGGTATTTAAACTGTAATCAGAATTCCAACTGGCAGCAGTTGTTCCGGTAGTTAAAATACAGGTAAATAATGCTTGAGTTCCAGCAGCCATTGCAGTAATAGTGTTGCCACCAGAAGATTGAACTGTGACGGTTCCAGTTGAATTATTAACCACTAACCAAGATTGGCCTAAAACTAAAGTAGAAGTTACCGGCATCACTAGGGTTTGCGTAGTACTTCCAGTGAAAAATTGTTGATAGGCACTTGCTACAGTTAAAGTGGTCGTCCCTGCCGCTGTTGCCGTAGTGGCATATCCTTCAATAGCATTATTAGCTGAAATATTTTTATTGGCGTCCCATCCAGCAAAAGCAGACGCGGTCGGTGTGGTAGTTACAGCTATGACCTGTGTGCCACCATCAACGATTGGCAATGGTGTTGTTGAATTAGCATTAATCGCGTTATTCGTGGCCATAATAATCCTTTATTTAAACTATCGTAAAGTTTCCAATAGATGATACAACAACCCATATTGTATTGGCTACGATACATCTTAATTTGATACAATCGTATTGCAGAGTCGAGGATACTGAACCGCCGGAGCCACTAGTTGAGGCAATATTACCGAAATGAATTTGTTGCCCTGATGCTTGAGCAATTGTATATAATCCGGCCCCTTTGCCATTAATTTCTACCTGGTCGCCGATGGATGAAGTAGTAGGAAGAGTAAAAGTAACTAATGAGGCACCATCATCTGATGTATAACCGGTATTAGTGGTCATCGTTACAGTGCCCGTTGTTTGGTCAACCCATCCTGAACTACCAGACCCTGAAATGGTAATTGTGCCTGCACCGTTCGTGATGGATATACCCACACCCGCTGTTAATGTGGTCGCTACAGGGTTATTGCCTGTTGAGCCTATAAATGTTTGACCATTCAGTGTTAATTCAGGTGTATTTGTACTATTATTTGTTGTCATTTTATATCCCTATACAATGGTTATATTGCCAATTGACCCAATTACATTCCATGTTGTGTTTGCTATAGTACAAAGAAGCCGTACATAATCATTTTGATTTGAAGAGGATAAACTGCCACTGGTTCCAGTAGTAGTTGACAGATTGCCAAAATGAATCGTTTGCCCTGTGTTTTGAGCGATTGTCCAGCCACCAGAAGATTTGCCGGCCACTTGAATAATAGTTCCAAAAGCCGCTGTTGTAGGTAAAGTAAATGAAGTTAATGTAGCTCCAGTATCACTGACATAACTCATATTGGGTATTAAATTAATCGGCGTAGTGATTACATCAACCCAATTACTTTGAGGATTAATACATTCTGTCCAGACTGCCGTTAACGCGGTTCCTGATGTAGTGCAAACCCATAATATTAAATCAACAGTATCCCATAATAATTGATAAGTCGTTCCAGCTACCACACCATTAGGATTGCCTGCATTATATAAAATAATATTCGACTGGAACAAATTGAATACTTGTTGCAAGGTTTCCTGAACTGAAAGCCCTAAGTTAGAGGGACCAACATAACCTTGCACGGCATAAATAATATCACTCATATTAGCTGATGTTACGGATGGCAATGAGGTAATCATTTCATTAGACATGATAATTCCTTTTATGGTGCTATAATAGCTTGGAATGCGACTTCAATATCGCATGTGGTATTGGGCGTTATAAAACTTATCACATCTGCCGCAAAAACAACTCTTCTAAATTCTATGGTTCCAGCAATAAGTTCTGAGCCTGCACTGGCAAAGGACGCTCCTGCGGGACTAGCCGCGGTAGTCGTTCTTGAACACCAGCACCATCCAGCGGGTTCAATGCGAACGTACATAATCCATGATTTATAATTAGAAGGCACCGTGACGCTTTCGGCAGCTCCCGAAGATAAAGTCGCTGTAAAAATATCGGTTGGAAATTGAGGGGCGCCCGCATTATATCCTTGGACATCCCTTCCAAAATGTAATTGTGTTGACATAACATGTCCTTATGTTTATAAATTCCATTTTTATCGACACATTATTACATCCTATTTATTGCGTCGACCTATTTATATTAAAGCTTTATAAATATATTATAAAATGTTCCTGGTTGCGTCACATTAAATGGTGTTCCGGTTCCTGTATTACTGCCTGTAGTTAATTCTAATCCTTGATATATAGAGACGGTACCGCCCGTTGATGCAGTGGTAGAAGCGCTATTATTTACAAAGGATGACCCATTAGTTGTTGGATGAGTATGTGCCGCCAATTGAGAAGCTAGTAATGTATGAGCATATTCACCCGTTTGAGCTCCAGGTTCAGCAGAAAATACTTTACCTGAATCAGAAGCTACCGTCACATTCGGCGTTCCAGTAATTGCTTGAGCAAAAGTAGTCGATAAGGAGAATGCATTTGTACCATTAAACGCAGTAACATAATATATAGTAGTCGTGCTCAGTATAGTTGTTCCTATGAAACATACTGGCATTCCATTGAAGTAATTTAAGGTTCCTGTAGTCGCTGTGACAATATTAGATGTTACGGTAACCGTTGCAGAGTATCCTGGGATGGAGGAAGTCGTAGAATTAACTGGCAAAAGAGCTGATAAGGGTACTGTTCCTAAAATAACTTGCCCCATCATTTTGGTTAATTGTAATGAATAATTCGCATTAAAATCACCGAGTGCCGTACCAGTGGAAGAAACTGGAACTCCAGAACTATTAAATAATTGGGTAATTCCCACAGGAAATGAGTTAAAAAGATTCCATATTAAATTAAATAACTGCCAGGTATCAGCATTAGCCCTGGCATCAGCATTCGATAAGGCATTCCCAATAGTTCCATTATTCATGGGAACCCATCCATAAAAGAAAAATGAGTTTAAAGACGTTCTTATGTCGCCAGTTCTTGGGGTTCCTATGACGCTATCAATCTGGTCATAAGTTTTAAAATCATTAATAGGAATAATATTGGACAAATAAATAGAAGGTAGCGCGAAATTCAATTCGAACACCTGATTCATAGGGACGGCAATTTGAAGATAATAGGCATCATCTCCTGTATTACTGGTAATTAATCCTTGGTCTCCAGGAAAAAATCCTTGAAGAGTAAATTTTTCCCAGGCAGTAGTTAAATTAATAATGCCTGCACCTATAAAAGTTCCTTGAGAATTGGCGGCTCCAGCTCCTAAATATTGATATAAATAGACTACGATTTGCGCAGAACCCGTCACAGATTGAGCCTGAATAGTAAATGAGAATATTTGATTGCTTATTGAGTCTACATGCAGACTAATAGGAAACTGATAACATTTTAATGTTTCACCCGTAGCTGCTGCCGTACAATTATGATTTACATAAAATTCGGGAATGACATCATTAGACAATGAGTTGACAGTCGTAGCAGAAAATTTATTAAATGAAATAGTTTCAACCGCATTAATATTATTTTTTATGTAAATAAAATCAGGCATACTAAGACCATCATGTTGAGATGGTGCCAGCGTGGCATAATAAAAAGAATTCCCACTATTATTATATTGAGTTGTATAAGTATTTAAAGGCAAAGGGGTTTGAGCCGATCCCGTTAATGTAATGCCTTGATTTCTCCAAAAACGATTATTGATAATAATATTATCCGTTGAATTGGTAGTGGTTGTAGGTTCATTATTAATGCCTTCAAATGGGAAGTTTTCGCGCGTCCATTGCAATGTTCTGAACTGATCGAAAGCTTGAACAAAATAAAGTTGCGGTGTTGTATTATCGGTTTCTGAAACAGGATAATACATAGGCAATATATCATTACCATTGACATCAACCGGAGTCCCTGCCGCTGATAAGGTCATAGGATTGGGCAAAGGAATGTACGCATAAGGTGCTACAGTACCTGATTGATAATACCAATTTTTAAATGTAGTTCTACTATTATCCTGGAAAAGAAATAAGGTTCCATTAGTTAATGGATTACCTAATTTATCCACATAAGGGCATTGTAATGTAGGGCTAGTAATCAATAAATCCGGGTTAATTGGCATAATAATCTCTTATAAATGTAATTCCCTTAATCCATCATGGATTAACTTTCTAAAAAAGACAAAAAAGCATAAATAGAAAGCCATATGAGCGCAAAAAGCAACATTGGTTTATCTCACTTAGGTCAATAAAAAAGCATAATACCTTAGGATGGATAAAAAATAAACATTTATCATTCTCTTACTTTTTTAATACCGTAAGTGATGGCACTTGTGGCAATCGTGCTTGTAATGAGCTTATTTAATGTTGTCCTCAATTTTTTCTGTGCTTTTTCATATTCAATTTTTTTCTTCGCAACTTCGGCCTTAGTTAATCCGGTCACCTCTGATTCTTGCTTTAATCGCTTAGCCAGCATACGTTGTTCATGAATCTCTTTACCAAGCTTGGGTATATTTTCAATGTGCTTATACATTTGTTCATTTTGTTTAGCCGATTCAAGCGCGGAAGCGGCAGCCTTTTGATGCCCCATAAGTTCTTCAATCTGAGGATTAGCACGTACAAAAGGCTCAATAGCCTTATTGGGCTTCATTAGTTTAGAAGGATTTTCAGCAAATGAATGGCCGACAACTAAGCGTGATAATTCAGGATTACTTTGAATTAAAGTGTTCAGTATTTTATTACCAGGTGTTGTTCCTGACAATGCGTCCGCCATGTCACCCGCGTAACGCCCGTGCTTGAGCATTTGCTGGTACATTGGATTTTCATGAAGAGGAGCCACTTTATTAGCGTACTCATGGTTAATTTCATGAAGCGTTTTAATGGTGTCTTTTGGAAAATGTTGTTCAATAATCTTTTCCATATTTTCATAAGTTTTTTTAGTCTCATTGGCACGCTCAATCCATTCATCATGTTCTTTGGGTGATAAACCAAAAGCTTTGGAGCGTTGATTTCCTTCCATTCTTTTAAGAGAACGATATGCTCTAAAAAATTCTTTACCATTTATTTTTCTGCCTTTAGCCGAAGGGTGTGTGGCAGCCAATGCTTTTCTAAAAGAATCTTTTTGTTCTTCGGTTAGATTTGTCTTGTCACTGGTAAACTTCTTCAATTCTTTTTCAACGGCTTCCATATCGGGTGAGCCTGGTATTTCTATATCAGGCAAACTTTCTTCAAGTTTATCATATTTGCTACCGATTTCTTCGCGCAAGCCGCCCTTTCTGACTTCGCGAAGCAATCCAGTTTTAGGATGTGGTTCTAAAACGGGAACACCTTCAATCGCATTAACGACTTCTTTAGAAAGGTCTTGCGAGTGTGTGCCACCTTCGCCTAAAGTCTTCTTAAGCACCTCATTGACATTTTTAACGCCATGCTCTGCTTCGGGAAGCAATTGCTGGCCTGGTAACATTGTCTCATCAGGGAAATGTCTTCGCTTAAAGGCCTCGGCTTCTTCCAATTGCGCAGCTTTATCCTGAGCACTAAGCAATAAGGCTTCGGGATTGTTTTTACCAAATTTATGCGTGGCTTGATTTTTCAAAGACTCTAGGTCAGCCTTTTGCATTTCATGTTCCATCATCGCTTTGTAAAGGTCTTTTTCTCGACCTGCTGTATTGCGTCCTTGGATGTAATTCTTTACGCCACCGACAGCAAAAGGCACTATTTCTGCGGCACCACCCAAGGCTGCTCCTAGACCTCTATTGTCTGGACTAATCGCAGCACCAACACCACTACCAGCCAGCACATTACGAATCAGTTCAGGTATTTTCTTAACAAAGGGTAAGGCTTCAATGCCTTTTTTAGCGGCTTGATAACCTCTATACACAGGTAAGCCCATTCCCAAAGAGCCTATAGTCTCCATCCATTCGCCAACATAAGGGTTCACATTGAGCTCTTTATATTGCTGCTTGGGAATAGGATATACTTGGCCTAACCATGGAGCTTTTATAGGATTAACTTTGTGCCCTGTTGCTTCTAAAATGTCGGCTGGTATATTCCCTATGCCGCGAGCCATATCGATTCCAGTTCCGAAAAATCCTTTTGCAAGCGACGGCAAGCCAGTACCTTCGACAGCATTATTAAAGTGACCCGCAATATTTCCGGCTTTTTCAAGCGCAGGTGAGCCTTGCAGATATTCTGCGAGCTTATACATTAAAGGATGTTGTTTTTTGAGTGTGTCAAGCTGTTCGTGCTCATTCATTTCTGGTTGAGCTTTTGGCTTTGCTTTATATTGCTCAAAATTAGCACCTGGAGCTTTAGGAACCGCTTTATACATAACCCAATCATCGGCCATAACTAAATCCCTCCTTTAATGCTTTTGGGATGTCCTTAGTTGGGATGTAATAAAGCTCACCGTCAAGATACATATCTGTTGTTCCTTGGGGTGCTTTATCGTAATTACTGCGGTCAAATTGCTGCGCCTCTGAACGCTCCTTTTCATCTCGTGCGATTTTCTGATCGATGCTCCGAGGAACTTCATTTTCACCAATGACATTTTGATTAGCATTAATCCCTTTGCTGAGATTTTTTTGATGTGTTTTTATTTTTCTCTCAATTACAGGCCACGTTTTTTCCAATCGGTCTTCAATATTTTTCTCTGTCTCACCAGGGTAAAATCTTAGAAGTCCCTCAATCTCTGGATTTGTAAAGCCTATAGCTCTTAACGCAGGTGCCATTTGCGCTTTGTAAGTTTCCGCATTAGCCGCTTCATTGGACAAAGTAGAGCCGCCCAACACTTCGGATATTTTTTGAGAAAAAGGAAGATTAGTTTTTCCTATACCACTGGCTACATTTGAAAGGTCTCTTTTAAATCCACCAGCACCGCCAACTTTAGGAGCTATTTTTGAATATTCATTGAATAGCTTTTTCAATCCTTTGGCTTCCGTAAGCACATCAAGACCTTTTTGAACCCCTCCACCAGTAGGCGCGTATATAGTTTCACCTTGGCTTCCTCGGTGGGCTGTACCGCCTGAGTATGGCGATTCTGTAAATTTACCAGTAAAGTGCTCACCTGGATTTCCAGGCACAAGGGAATCTTCCCCTCCCATTCCAGGATTTTGGCCTTGATTGCCCATTTGTTGGGCGCCACTCATATCACCTTGACCGCCCATGCTGCCTTGCGCTGGCATTCCTGGCATTTGCCCCATACCACCTTGACCACCTATACCCTGCTTGGAAAGCATTTGACTTATATAACCAGCAATTTGTTGTTGCTGTTGCGGATGTAATGAAGAGAAATAGGGGCTACTTGCTAGCATCGCTAAAGGAGATATTTGTTTATGAAAAATATCGGCTTCAAGTCCAGGCTTTAAGTATTTGGATTTAGTGATTTCATTGTAACCGCCCAAAACTTTTCCTATGATATCATTTAAGGGGGAATGCCTTGGTTTAATTGCAGCATAGTTTGTAAATGTGAATGTCATGATTAATTCCTTTAAATATTACCGAGCATGCCCCACGGATTAAATGCACCCAATGCCCCAGCGCCTTTGAAAATATTTCCCCATAAATCGTTTTGATTTTGATTTTGTTGAGACTGACCTTGAAATGCCAGGTTTCCTTGCTGAGCTAAAGTTTGAGCAATCATATCAGCCAAATTTTGACCGGCTTGTTGGCCTTGATTGGCCATTCCTTGTTGACCAGAAAGCCCTTGATTATAAAGACCTGTTGCCTGACCAAGCCAGTTATTATAATCTTGATTGGCATATCCTGTTGCGGTTAATAAATTTTGCTCTTCATGCTCTGGAGAGCCATACATGCCACCAGCATTTAATGCACGACCATTGGCTCCTAAAGCCTTTTGAATCGCGAACTGCAAACCAGGTGATTCCTTATAATTAGAACCAATCTGATTTAATTTATTGCCAGGATTATCTAATAAAGATTTATATTGTTCTTGTAGGCCTGGAATAGCCTCCTTTCCTGCCTCATAAAAGGGTTGCTGGTATTGCTTTGTTTGCCCTGGTATTTGATTAAGATAGGGCATTGCCGCATTTGCGGGATTTTTTCCACCATTAAAAAAGTCATCAAACCAACTCATGATTCATCCTTAAATCATTGTTTATTTACTATACCACATTCTTGTTATTAGATAATGGAGAATGTCCACCATCGAGCTGCTGTTACATTAGGTGGCGTACTTCCATCATAATTAATAACAAATATTTGGGGCTTTGTTGTTGTTGTATTGTATATCATTTGACCGCTAATATCCGGTATTCCTGGGGGAAGAGGAATAGGTGTTGGTGTATAATATTGTGTATATAAACCGGCAATTTCAGTGGCTTGCGCATCACTAATGGGTGGAATTAAAATCCCTTCATTTTTGTAATTTCTTTGCAATGCCTGAAATAAAGAACTAAAGCCTAATGCCCATAAATCAGTAAAATTACCCTCTTTGTCCACTGTGGGGGTTTCTCGCGGTAAATCAGGAAATAAAGATTGAAATATATTGGTCGTCATTAATACCTCACATGAACCATACCATCAGTACAAACCACACGACCTACCCCCCAAAATTTGAACATGGGAACCGCATCATTATTAATTCCTTGCTGCCACCACATTAAACGATTTCTCCTCTTTCCTATGGGATTTAATACATAAGGCTGCTCATTACCAAATGAGGCGCCTCCATCATAAGACATGGATAAATCGACTCTAGGTGTAATGTACAAAATAGCACTTTGTTGTGCAATGAGGTTATCAACAATAAATCCTGGTTGCTGTGAAACCAAATATTCACCATTTTGAGTGATGATAAAATTATTATCTTGAGTGACAAAAAATCCTACATCCCCTTGAGTTACAATTTGCCTGCTATCTTGAGTAATGAGATAAATAGGTCCTATTGATTGCTGCTGATAATCAGTTTCACCAGTTTCAATAGTAAATCCTATATCATTAATAATTCCATAATCTTGGTCTGGAGTTCTAATGTGGCCACAAATTCGAAATCTTGGGATTTCATTAATCACTACATTATTATTTGCATCAGTATCAGAATAGGTATAGTAAGTCGTATCAAAAGCATATAAATTTCCTGTATTTTTGCTTACGAAATAGTATTGATTGTTAAAATAAGCGACTTCGGCGGCAATAAAATAATTAAGGTTTTGGTCACAGGCATTATAGATTTTTTGTGTATTAAAATCATACATCAAAGAAAGGTTATCTGTATAAAAATTAATATGATAAAACACATGGCCGTCTTGCCTGTAAAGAAAGGCTTGAGAATCTTGGGGTGTCGTCAATAATGAAAATAAATAATCGATTCCATCCGTTGAAATGGGCTTGGGCATTCCGCCATTGGAATACATAATGACCGCACCAGAGCGTTCATTTGCAGCAAGCCAAACTACCAGTTCATCCATGTAAGCAACTGTTGCAGGATTTAAACAGCCATAATCGATATTAAATTGATTGTTACGCTGATATGGAAATAATTGGGCGCCCGTGTCAAACCAAGCTTCAGTGACATTTCTACCCATCACAAAAATCATATTTCCTTTCGACGGAAAACGGACGACTGCCTGAGTGTTATCGGGCTTTGTTTGTAATAATCCAATGGACGAACTGTCATTTGGGAACGTCGTAGCATCGTTTATGGCTGACAATCGCCACGTATTATTTGCCGGGGCATTCACTACGGCAATATCATTGGACGCTGCTACTAAGATATAATTGTCATGAAAGGTAATATATCCAGGAATAAATGATAAAACCTGGCCTCCATTAAAATAATTATAGGGTTGTAGTGAAGAATTAATCGCGGGGTCATAAATATAGAGCATCGTGTTATCAGAAATGACCAATTGAGGCTTATTGTTTTCAACAATATAAACCACCCCAGTCGATGTATTTAATTGTCCTATTAATACAGGTGGTGCATAAATATAGTTATTGGTTGCTGTGTCATAAGATATATTGACAAACCAAACATTACTATCTATTACCAATACTAAACGATTAAATTTAATGCTATTATAAGCACCCCTACCCGATTTTCCACTATTAAAAACACTTTGATTGATAACTGGATAATAACCCGCATAAGGAATCATAAAACTATCGCTCATAAACATATTATAAGTACGTTCAGCAGATATTTTATTGTAGCGTCCAAAATTAGAGCTACCCACAATATTGAGCGGATAGGGCTTCGTATTTTGTCCTCTAGTTATCATCCTTGTCCTTAAATTAGTTTAATGGCATGTAATATCAATCCGGCAATTGATGTCATTACTGTACCAATAATCCATGTAAATTGACCTTTTAATGTATCTTGGTGTGATTTATCTTTCTTATCCAAATCATCAAGTCTTTTTTCTATTAGTCTTAATCTAACTTCATGATCGACTACATTGGGCTTGTCGCTCATGTTAACCATCCTTGGTTAATAGGGTTAATCTATGTGTTTGTTAACTTCTATATTAGTCCAAAGGAATGTAAACTTACAGGTAAAGCGATACCCACAATAATTGTACCTAGAATCCAATAGCCTACTTTTTTAATGTCATTAGTTGTCTTTTCAAGCAATTGTATCTTTATATCATGTACAAATGCCCTGTCTTTTTCTTCTAGCAATTTAATACGTACAGCATGGTCAATATATTCTTGCTGTGTCATTGGATGACTCCGGTTGAATCATCCATGATGTGCTTGTGTCTTTCTAAATAGCTTATCATTGATTTTAATATATCAATATCATCATGTAACTTACCCATTGCTGAGTTGCAATTGTGGCATAATAAGCCACGAATTATATGCTTCCCTTTATCTTTGCAAGTATGACAATGGTCTAAACAGAGAGGCATTTTGTCATTTCCAGAGCGACTTGTCCTGCTTTCTGGATTGCCACATATTTCACATAGGCCTTTTTGTTTTTCATGTAACTCATTATATTGCGCTATAGATATTCCATGAAGCCTAGCAACTTCTTTTTTTCTAACTTTTTCAATTCCATGTTTAATAATATAATTAGCTTCATATTTTCTGTATTTTTCTGGATTTTCTTGCCTATCTTTTTTATTCCAAGCATTAACAATATCTCTGTTTTGTGCCTTATAAATCATATTTTTTTCTACTAATATTTCTCTGTTTTTTTCACGAAACTTAGCATTTGATGCTAATCTACATGCTTTGCATCTGAGTTTATCGCCATCTTTACGAGTTTGGTCGATTGTTAAATCACCATGAATTTTACATTTCTTTACTATTTTGCTCACTTCCATCTCCGTTATTAAAAACACAGATAGAATATATTAAAATCATTATGGACGCAACCGTTTTATTTTGGTCTCCATCCATTATAGTATAATAATAATACAAATTGTACTTAACTTGGACGCCACCCCTTACCCAGGTTGACGTCCCCATAGTTTATTCCTTGACACTCAGTTAATATACTAGTTTTAATGCTAGATAAGTCAGGTGGTGACATATACATTAATTTTCGCTTATAACTCGTAAGAATCTTCGCTGATTCTGGATTGAACAGTATGCCATATTCTGAGCACATATATTGAGCCAAAGCGTAGCGCAAATATTCGATGTATGAAGTATCAAGTCCCTGATTGGAACTGTTGACGAAATTATAAGGAACTATTTCTGAAAGATTGGTTAAATCCATTTGCAGTGTAACATCTACCAGAAATATTTTTACCATCATTTTCATGGGGTAATTTGATTCAGGAAGGAAATACAAAGCCATGTTGCCGCCACCAAGTGAGCGGTTGTAGTTCCAACTAAAGGGTAATGTTGAAATATTATCGACTCGTGATGAGCCATAATAATTCCGCCGGCTCACATAGTCCATTGGATAACGTACCACATCAATATTAAAGGTCGCTGACTCAATAGCTGCTACATAAGGAAGAAAATAGAATTCTTGGCCAGCGACAAGGGGTAACTCGATGTAAGTCCAATATGGAATTAAATCGATTTCGATCTGCTTGAAATTAAGCAAATCATTAAGCATTTGCAAGCCGTCATAAATCTGATCGCCTGTCGGCACCTGTAAGTTTCTCGCAACGATTCCAGAGAGGAACCAGGAGCGAGTAATTAAATCTTGCGCTGTATAAGGCATAATTACCGCTCCTTGGTTTATTATGAGCCGCCCATCAACTTATATTAAGTTGGGTAAGCGGTATGAGGCGCTCCAGTCCATCCAACAACTGACATTGAAACCGCATCACTTGAGCTCGTTAATTCATAGTCAATGGACGCATGGCTGGAGCCATTCACGCCAGCAATAACTTGGATATACTGAGATTGAGCGATGCCAGCTTGTAAGCCAGTAATTGTGACTAAGCCCGCAGTAGCCGTACTTCCTGTAGGTCTTATTTGTACAGTGTCACCAACAGCCACAGGTGTGAACGTTACAAGCAATTCAACAATGACGTTGGGCAATGTTCCTGTTGGAACAGCACTGTTCAAATCTACTCCAGTGAAGGTGGTAGCAGTTCCGCCAGCAAGAACAGACACAGGTGGTTGCAAGTAATAAGCTAATGCGCCAGACATACTTTGTGGCTCATGAGTCGCATAAACGAAATGGCTTGAACCATCAGTTTCAATGAAACCAATTAAGCGATAAGAGTCATAGCCTAAAGGAATTAATGGCAACACATTGCTGGTTAAAGTCAAAATACCTGCTACTTGGTTGTAACCACGAGAGTCACCAATCAAGTAAACAGCATATTGTGTACTAGCAGCCAATGAACCTGCATCCAATCCGTTAGCACCATTTACAGCCGAGTTAATGAATAAAGGTGGCGCGTAATTTTGGAATTGAGGAACAGGATATGTATTACCTTGTAAGTTAGGAAAACTTACAGGCATATCGATGTTGTCATTGGAGTCACGAGCCTGACCAGGTGCGATTGCGAGCACGGTGATGGAGGCAACAGAAATATTCAAGCCACTAATATATAAATGCGGCAATGAATAGATTGGGTCATTTTGTACTTGAGCTGTAGGCATTTTACTAATCCTCTAAAATGAGTTAAGTGAGGACTTTCGCCCTCACCGACAATTAACCTTGAGACAATGGAATAACATAACGCATGGAGTATTCAGGAACGATTACTGAACCATGAGTTTCGTCATAAATCATGCCTGTCTCGTTTTGACCGAACAGAGAACCGTAGGTCAAACGCATAGACACACCAGTGTCATCGTCATACTCATTTGCAGTGTCGTAAGGACTTTGTTCTGGTAACTGAGGCATTGCCAAGTAGAACGCATCACCACCCAAAATACCGCCGCACCGGTGAGACTGAACGCCAAGGATTTGCATTCCAGCCGCGATTGGGTTGTTTAGATTTTGATTTTGTCCACCAGCCCAATTTAATGCTGGAGTAATGTTGATGGTTACAACACCAGAGGCATTGGCCGCAGCGTTAGCAGTCGCACGGAATTGAACCTGGTTAGCACTTGGGAAGTGGCCTATGAAGGTCAAGTAACGCATGTTTGGCTGACCAGAAACACCGTCTTGGAAGCTGAACAAGTCACCAGAGAATACCGCACTGGCATCACTAGCAGTCGCACCGCTTACAGTAATTTGTGTTACGTTTTGGCCAGTGGGGTCGTTAACGCTAACCACAGTCAATGTTTGTTGATTAACACCAGTGTCACCAGATACGTGAATTGGCATTAAGTTTGACTGGTAGTAACTCACTAATGGAGTACCGAAGTCCCCAATTTCCCAAGACATTGCGATTTCATCGTTACGATGAGGTACGAATTGGTTTAAACCATTACCCACTACGGCAGGAACTACAGTATCAGGAAGGTAAACCTTAATACCCTCAGCAACAGAGCCGTAGTTCTTGAAGAACATGATGGCTTGAGCTAATTGTTGGTAAGAAGTCAAGGCTGTAGAGCCATTACCGAAGTAACGATATGGCCCTGAAAATGTATTTAAGGTGCCATCTAATTGACTTTGAACCGCAGATGCCCAGTTAAGAGCCACGTTTCCTTCGACTTGAGTTGACAATTCAGCAATAAAGGATTTTCCGAAAACTCGCATGTAGTCTTCTTCACCTTTCTCTAAGTTAAAGATACGTTGTTGAGAGGTAACAGCGAATGAACTGTTGTTAGCCTGGTCACACACCAATTGTTGAACACGTTGAACGGCAGGTTGAAATGAAGCAACCAAACCAGCAACAGTGGTGGCACGTGGAGGCAAATCGAAAGTGACAGTCGAGCCTAAGTTGGCCTGAATTTTGTCAAAATCTTTAAATTTTGTATTAGCTGTAGAAATATGACAACATAAGTTCTGCAACAGCGCTAGTCCTGACCTTTGATAGGTTTGGACGGTTTGTAAAATGTTATTTGGGAAAACAGCCATGTTAGTAACTCCTAACTTTCATCCATTAAGTTAGGACTCAGAGCGTAATTCCCTGCCTATGCCTTATACTTTCTCTTCAAATCCTTCATAGACAGAGTACTACCTGAATCCGTTCCGGTGTTAGAAGGTTTTTGTTGAGATAAAGGGCTATTGGCATGTTTCATTTGTGAGGTCGATTCGTTTGCTTTGATAGAATCTGACAAACGTTTAATCTCATAAATGGCATCTTGAGGGTTGTGCGCGCACGTTGACTCTAGCTGATACAGTTTTGTTCTGTTCTTTGCTAGTTCATAAATAACATCATGGGAATTATCCACGTACTCGGCTAAAAGCTGAACGACATTTGGATAATATCTCATATCGACATTATTAGTGACGGCCTCGAAATCCTCATACTTCTCTTTCCCAGGCGCAATTTTCTCTTTGTAGCTATTCACAATACGTTGAGCTATTTCTGCGTCCGCTTTCTCTTGAGCTTCACGA